CGTCGATAAGCAAGCCAAGAGACAACGCCATTAAAACGAGAGAGAGTAGCCAGAGTTGCAGCAGAACTAAATCCTGTTCGAAAAGATTGTAAAGACTGTTCAATAAAGATCTGTAGCGGTTGTTGATCCATCTCATTAAAGTATTCTAATACCTTTTCACTTTTTATAAAAAAGTTCCTGTGTTTTCTCAGATCGATATGATCACACAAAATGATCTCCCCATCCAAACTAAGTAGTGTTACTCCGGTTATTGAGGTACTTATATCTAAACCTAATATCATTTAAATATTATATCATATAATATATTAGATATCAAGCTTAAGTTTGAAGGTAAGATCTCTTGATTCAGTCTTTTTAATTGGACGTGACAAAGAAGCAATGCCTAATAAGTTCTTATCGTCATCATAAATACCTATTTTTGAGATATAGGTAGTTTTTTCAAAAGATGCAGAAGGTGTTTGATAAGATGCGGATGTAATATTTTTTATTGTTCGTATTGGTTCAATAAATTGTTGTGTCCCAAAAGTATAATCCGCAAATGTTGTCTTATCTAAAAAGGTGGGGTTTAAAGAGTAGTTTAACTCGCCACGCGGGGCTGTGCAAAACATTATCTTTGTATTGACATCGGAAGTGCCTTCAAAGTGCAGACGGTAGGATGAGCTTGGAAGGGATGTACTCGAATAGTCCTCGTTTCCTTGGATTCCAGCCATAAAGTAATACCACTTAAATGGCTCGGTGCCGGCTGACACATCATAATTATCAATATTACCGCTTGTTACATTCCACGAACCGGTAATTAAAATAGCGCCATAGTTGTTCAACACCACGCCAGCCACAGAGCCACTATTTAAGTCTTGTGGCAACGTTTGGACCAATTCTCCTCTACTGTTTTCTTTTAATTGACCATGTAAAGTTCCAGTTACATAAAAATCTAATATAGTTGTTTCAGTGTTTATTTTTGAACCAAAGAAGATCGAGGGTACATCAATTAGTGCGATGGTTTGTAGTGCTTTATCTCCTAAAGAGGAAGAGAAAGCATAATTCGGTGACAATGTCTGCCGATTAAGGGGATTCCTTAAAGCTGCAATAAAAGATCTCGAAGATCCGGTATAAAACAAACGCTTGATACTCCCCGAGAAGGGGTAGGAGCCGACTATGGTGTCCCCATAGGCAAAAGCATTAAAAGAAGCGGCAGAGACTGTACTTAAATTATCCAGTGAAGAACCTTTCTCCACAAAGGGATAAATCAAGTTTCCAGCGTTTCGATCAACATTCATCTCGTACAACGAAAGAAAGCCGGATGGCACACTGTTAATGCTAGTACCCAGACTGGCTGAGCTGTTAGAAAAGGTGCTAACGAATACTCTTTTATTGTTCGCAAAGAAAGAACACGATGGGTTTGTCGTCCGAAACTGGTTGACTACATCGTTATTTTGGAACTCATAGTATTTCATGGATTATTAATAATCCAGTCTGACTCTTAAAGTAAGTTCGTTGGTCGGGTCTTTCTTAAGCGGCTCAGAGAGTTTTGCAACAGCTAGAAGCTCATTGTCGGCTGAATATAGACCAACTGTCGTAACATAAGAAGCTGGAATGTCCGTGCGGAAGTTTTTCATCACAATCTGTGAACTGCTTAAATAAGTTGGATTGCCAGAATAGTTGAACTCATTAGAAGAGGCTCGACAAAAATACACTGTAGAATTTAATTCTGTTGTATTGTTAAACTGCAAGTTTTTAATCCTATGTCTTAAACCATCGGCGGCGCCGGTAATATTGGATGCCGTCATCGCATCTTCTATAGTGAATCCAACATCAGTATTATCGGGTTCTTGGAAATTAAGGAACACGGAGGCAGTAATAACTGCAATCCCCGCTTGGTAATATATATGGCCCACAGCGGGATCACCCCCTGCAGAACTAGTATAGAGCAACCCATACTCGCCGGCTGGGGAATTAACCTTGTAGCCAGTAGTCGCCCCGGCATCATACAAGGTCAAAGGGTCAGAAGTGGTCGGCCATGCGCCGCCAGTCAAAAAAGTAAGTTGTACGGAACCTTTCTTTATTTCGTCCTTTACAAGAAGTCGAGAAAAAGGTAAGAAGATACACTCCTTCATTTTCGTCCCGCCGCCAGATATGTCTCCGTCTGTATCGAAATTCTGAATATTGCCGGTAACATCAATGTCCACCAGGACTTTAGCAAATTCATTATAAATATTTATTTTCTTTTCATTCTGTGTACTTGCTGAAGATGAATAGCCTGAATTGCTTGAATAACCAACTGTGATATCAAATATATGGTTCGCAGACGAACTCAAATAGGGATAGTCATATACCGACTGGAACATGGCGTGGGAATAGTTTTTAATATTATTATCACTATATGTTCCGGATACAATAGTTCCCGTGATGGGTATCACTTCATGTAAGTTGGTTGTAGTTGTTGCTTTATCATCAGGCGAAAAAGTCTTAAAAATTGATGCCATGTTTATTCTCTCTAAATTTTATTTGTTAAGCAGTCTTCTTAAAGTAACGGATAGGAACTTGAACCGTATAGCCAGTGCTAGCACCATAGATTGTTACAGTAGTGTCAATAAATTTCACTGTATTGATCGCAGGAAAGTCGCTTCCTATGTTCGCATTGGTAGCAGTTGAGCCAAACAATCCGAAATAGTAATCAGAATCAGCTAATTCTTGTTTAGATCTAATTTTAAATTCCAGCGTGTTTCCACGCGGGCCGGCTAGTGTCTGATCTCCGCTTCCTCCCGGATCTGTTGTATTGTCGTCCTCGCTAACAAAAGCGCTGTCGACACCAAGGGAAACAATGTAAGTAGCCACACTATCATCATCGATATTGGATGGTGCCTTGGCCGTCGAGCCGGCGTGGCCGATCAGCTTCCCTAATCGATCATCCATCTCTACAACAAAAGTATCTTCTCTAAGATCTGCCGGCAAGCCGACAGCAATCGAAATTGAATTAGTATCCAGTCCCTGATCGAGTCGGATAGTTGCTCCTACGACGTTACCTCCCGAATCGGCATCCCCAAACATAACTCCATCGGGGGCGCCGGTGCCCGTGAAGGCATCGCGAGTTGTCTTGTCTGCTGTAATCAAAAATGTATTAACACCAAAGTTTGCTTGCCTTCTCTTATTTCCACCGAGCATCTCATTCAACTTAATAACCGGAAGATATAAAAGATTGGGATCGGTAATGGTTAATATTTTTGATTTCAGTGAAGACGCATTGTTTGTAAAGGCTTCAAAGATTGGAGTTTGTAAAATGGATAAATCATAATAAGCCGATCCGCTAGCATTGTTCTTGTCATAAGAACCATAATTAATTTCATCATCACCCAAAGCAAATTTGGATATCCTAAATTTACCTTCCCCCTCCGCTAAACGTCGTCGACCAGCGTCGGTCAAAACCGCGTCTAATATAATATCACCTGAATTGTCTAAAAAAGCCATATTTCACTCCTTACTAAAATAAATAGTTAGCTATCAAATTTATTCCTTTTATTCATTAACTTAATAACTTTTTCCCGTTTTGAGAACCGGTGGTGCGGCAGGGGTTGGTTCGGATGCGGAAAAACTATCCCTGGCAACGCGGCGAGTTGGATCCACTGTCAAAGTTCTTGAACTGGGCGCGTTAGGATCAGGGGTACCCGGGAGGCGATTGCCGGGGGTATATGCAATCTTGCCGCCGCGGCGAGGTGGTGGGATGCGCTCCTGACGGCGTGCGGGTCGTATCTCGCGCTGTGGATCTGTAACGGCTTCGACATTAGCGTCGCTAACTTGGCGCGGAGCGGAGATCGAACTATCCAATAAACTATTATTGGGATTATAATTAACTTCTAAATAAAGAATTTTACCAGTATTCTTCGATCTTATTTCAATCAAAAAGTTAGTATCAAGTACGGATTTATTCTGAATGCCCGTTTCTGCACCCTGCTCCAACACAGAGCCCACTCCATACCTCAAAGATGTTATATCTGCTGAGGATTTATTTCTAAACTGATTTCGCCCAAGTTGTTTTTGCCTCAAGCTCGGCTGCAATTGCAAAAACTTGCGGAAAGGCTTTGTAACGTTCCGATTCTCACCTATTTGACTCAACGGGATGGTATCCAACAGCGGGATCAGGGCGCCCTCTTGGTTTGAGAGTGTAAATTTAAAAATCTCTGTGGGATTTGAAATGTTGCCATGATTATCTAAAGTTCTAAAAAGATAATAATAGTCTACATTCGGAACGACAGTGTCAGCCACCAGAACACCGTTGGTTAATAAATTCTCAGTAGCGCAAAGAACGGTTCTTTTAGTGGGTGCAAAATCGCGCACATCGCGAGGCATCTCTGTGAGACGATAAACTTCAAACGCTAAAGGCAACTCATCTGTTCTGAAAAAGATTTTGCCGTCTTGCCTCTTTTGAGTTCTTTGTATTCTATTGAAAATCTCTCGGTCGTCCCGGTTAATCTCGATTGGTTTTACTATTTCAGTTCCGCCCATAGAAGAAAGTCTAATGCGAATCTCAGATTTGGAATCTTTCAATGGGAAAAACTCTACTGAGGGTTTAATGGGGGGCGCGTCGACAGTAACAGAGTTTTCGAAAACTACAGGAATTTCTAGAATCTGAAGATCTTCGCTCATTCTAACGTCTGTACAGAAGTGAAGATAAGATTGTGGGTTCGAGCCCTCAGATTCGCCTAGGTCAGAAGTGACATAACGATATGCGTGACCGAACACTAGTGCGTATGCATAGGCTTCGTAAGTGTACTCTTGACCGTATTTAATTTGAGAATCAACAAACTGATTCATTTGGCCCGGGGTATTAGTCAAAAAGAAATTTTGAGATCTCCCCGTTTTTAAGTTTGTCTTTTTAATTTTATATGCAATAATTTCTTTATAATTTTTACGACTCAATAAAAGATCTTTAATACTAAAATTATATGCTTCGGATTTCGTACGAATCATAGTAAAAAGAGAAGTTAAAAAAGAAATTGCATCAGCAAGATCTGCGTTGCTATTGGATATTTCTTCAAAAGTAAATGGATTTTCGGTGCGTGCGGTGTATTGTCTGAATTGTTCTTCGACTAATTCTTGTTGGTGGCGCCGTTTAAACTCCAAGTTATCTCCAGGGAGTGCATTGAAAACAATATTTGTATTTGTTAATAGAGAAGAAAGAAAAACATCATAAGGAATTAATTTCAATTCGTGTTCCGATACGTTTGCAGGGTCGTCGGCATATGAATCTTCTATCGCAAAATGTTGAAATCTTAAATGGTTCCCTGAACTCCTTAGCCAGCCCGGGCGATCATAACGAGTGGCAAGAGAGATTTCTGTTTCCATTTCTTCCATGGTGGATCCATCACTAAGAGAGGCTAGCCTCAAGGAAGCTCTAGGAAACAGAAAAGACTTACCTGGATCGGTCAGATCTCTCGTAATAAATCCCACATTCGTTCTTCCTGCATCTACTAACGTAATTTCATTAAAAAATGGAAATTGGCTTTTATTAGGATTGTTATTAACCACTGTGGTGTCAACAATTACATTTCGCATTTTATCAATTAATGGCTGTAATTCTTCCAATACAGCATCTGTAAATCCGGTCTTTACGAATAAAGAATAATCATTAAAGTAGCGGTGTGTCAGACTGGATTGGCCAATGGTGATATCATCATCTATATTATTGTTTAAATCGAAATTCCGCATGAAAGACAGGGCGCGGGCGCCAATGGTTCTTCGCTCTTCAGGATCTGTTGTGTTTTCCCACATGTCGGCTAGCTTCATCAAACACGAAAGCCCATAAGAGGAAGGTAATAAGACGTCTGGCAACAAATCAAATTCTTTGTTTGCGGGTGAGCGTACGCTCTGTTCATAGTTCTCTATAAAGAAGTTATAATCTTCCCCAATCAAAAACTTCATTGTACTTACTTCATCTCCCTTTCTCCGAATCAAGGTTTCCGATACGGGGGCTTCAGTATCGACAGAAAATTGTTTAATCCGGTAAGAAGAATGAGGTGCGACTGTTCGACCAGGAAGGGGGTATTTGGTTTGCATCCAGGGCATCCCCATTTCCTTCATTGTGTTTTCCGCGTGCATCGAGACGCGGCGCTCTCGATCTCCCGCCCAATCTCTAGTTTCCTGAATGGCAGCAGAGATAAAAGGCCCTTCCAGAGTTCCTCGTCTAAAAAACTCTTTTACTGTATCTTGGCTAAAAAATACATGAAGCCAATCTAAATCCCAGAAATGCACCTCTATCCTGGCGTTCGTTCTTCGTATAATATCAGCACTACTCGATGTGACTTCCTCGTTGTCGATAAGAATTCTACTAAAGGGAATGCGATATTTTTGGCGCGCCGATAAATTAATTGCTATGGTGTCGTTTCCAAAAAGTTTCCCAATCGTGAAATCTGCAGGGTCTATCTCAAAAGCATTTTGAAGTTTAGTAGATTGCTCAGGGCCGCGGGGAGAACTTATTATTTTCTCAACTTTATGCATGAATGCGCCCATCATATACCTAAAAAGGTCTATAGGTTCTGCATTCCTCTCTGCGATGAATTCCCCTCCTTCTTCTTCACCGACTGTCATAATCCTCTCTTCGGTGAACCGTGACCGGAGTGCTTCCAGCTGTCCTACTCCAAGTATCCTACCCTTCTTCCTCTCTTCCAGAGAGGCCACTTGAGATACTGATTCTATTTTTAGTTTTCTTTTTGATATAATCATTTTCTATTGTCCCGTATATATACCGCCAGATCGAATACCGCGAGAAAGGGGATCCTCGGTCGCGGCCCGGGCAGGAGCGCGATCTGGGGGTCGCGTCGGGGGCTGCGCATCAGGCGGTCGGCTCCCACCTGTTTGGCCGAGTGTAATCGGACTTTCGGATGTGCGCTGGTCGCCTAAGCCACGTCGAACGCCGGGGGCGCCCCTGCCACTAGTCGCCTCTCGTTCGGCGGCACTCTCCGTGGCCCTTTCGGCGGCGCCGTCTGCGCCGGCCGCGGCGTTTTGGGCAGCTTGTTCCCTCAGCGATGGGCCAAATGGACGAAAGTTTAGAGTCTCACCGGTCAAAAAGACCCTATTTTGACTATCCATGTCAACGGTGTCCATTATAAAAGTTTCACTTTCGAAAGTAGAGGAAAGCAAGTTGCTATTATTGAGGTACCATGCATCTTTGTAGTTATTGAAATTGTAATTTTTTAGTCTACATAAAAACTTGGCTTGCTCGAAAGCCGGGTTGTTCAAAATTCCTTCGAAATCGAATTCTTGATAAATAGGACGAGCAAGATTTAGACTACCATCGCGATATGTATCAAAGCCAATAAATCTCTCCATTTTAACAATGTTGGCAAAATTTAATCGCATTGTTGGAATATTAAGAGGGTTTTCAAACACTCTTCGCTCATTCCAGTTAAAATTTGTCTGACGGATAAAAGCTGTGGTTGTTGTAGCTCCTAGGGGAACCGTGTTTTCATATAAGGCATAAAGCGGATAAGGGAGAGTACTAGTCCTGCTCAACTCCAGTTCTTCTCCTGTGATCGGGTCGTTCGTTAGGAGAGGATCTGCTTTTTCCACTCCTCGATCTAAAAACAGATCTCTTAACACCTTGGTTGTACGTCTACTAATTTTATAGTTATTTAAATTATGAGGATAGTTTTCAATATAATCATCAAGTAAATCTAAAAAGACATTCACAAAACTAGGAGTTTCTTCGGGGCGCGTGGTATCAAGGGCCCCCTCCAGCTCGCTTCGTTCATCTGCGCTGGGGCTTGAAGTAGTGGAGTCATTTAAGGGATAGGTAAAAAGTGAATCAAAGTGGCCAAACCCTAAAATAGATTCCCCTCGGATAGATAAAGAATTAATAACTTCTTTTAAATTTTGACGGATCTGATTTCGTAGTTCCAGTTCAGAGGGGCTTGGAAACTTTCGAAAAACCTTAAATAAAACAATTTCCAATGCAAAGTCTAAAAATCTATCAGGATCCCAACCAAAATTAACAGACAAATCAACCACACTACGGTTCGCAATTTTAATTGCCTGGGCGTTTAAAAAGTTGGACCGGTCTAAAGTAATTGCTGTGCCATTAGATAACTCGTATGAAGCAAGGGTTTCGTTGGTAACAGGGGCATCTGTAATAAAATACTTTCGCATGTTGCCTTTTAAGAGGGACGCGTAATCATTCAGGGTTCTAAATGAAAGTGTCCGTTGCTCAGAAGAGGCTCGCGGGGTGCCCTTTTCAAAGTGAGAGTAACGCATTAAGTAATCCCCGGGTCGGAAGATATAATTAAAATCATGTCTAATTCTTATTATTTGATTCTCCAGGCTGCCACCGGCTCCAGTCTTATTCCTGGTGGAGAGCAACAGTGAATATCCGGTAGTTAAAAGAATATTATTTAAAATTTCTTTTACTGAGTCGTAAACACTAAAAAATAAATTAAACGTATTTTTATCTGTGGATTGTTCTGGGCGTAAACTAATTGATCGTTTCATTTGTTCGAGGGCGATCATGGTTAAGGGTAAATTCTCTGGATCGACAAACTCTTTTATGGAAAAAATCATATTCTCAAGCAGTTTGACGTAATAAGAGGCAATATCAAGTTCGGAAAATATTTCATCGTCGTCCAAGTCCTCGGTTCCCGGAGGCATTGGCGCCGAGGGGACTGAGCTATTCTCAATATTTTTATTTTGTTCTACTATTCTTTTCCTCAACAAAGGCAATGAATTATGTATAAAATAATCATTAACAGCATCATAAAACAGGGGGCGCCCATAAATATCTTTCATGAAAGACCGGAGCGTATCAATTTCCACTATACTTTGTTGAAGGTTTTCAACGGCTGCAGTGATTCCATTTTTTAGCGTCAAGTCAATCTCATATTGATATAAAAGATTAGATTCATAATCATTTATGTCGTGCTGGCCGCTAAAAAAGTGTAAATTGGGTTGTAGATCCGAAATCTCTTCCGTTAAATCATGAAGATGTTTAATCTCTTCTTTTATAAAATCAAATTCTTGATTTCCCTCTATGTGTGTCTTAACTCTTTTCTTAAAAATACTTTTTCTAACAATTGTGGTACTTTCTAATGCTTTTTGTTTAAAATTATCTGAAAGGCTAGCGAAAGCATCTGAATTATTAGAAAGAATGGTTTCTAAATCATAAAAACAACCAAAACTAAACGTATTGTTGCGCACGGCTGGCATCAAATCCGAAAATGCAGTTGGTTTTCTATGGATAATAGATTTTTTAGTAAAATCAGTTTTCGCATCATTAAACCTAGCCAAAAATGAACTTTGGCCTCTGAAAGTATCCAAATAGATTACTTTATTGAACATCTCAGGGCCGAGAGTGGTTTCAGATTCACCAAAAGGAAAAAATCTATTATTTTCCTTAAGATTAAAAACACTAACAGTCAACGTTGAAGAAAGAATATTCTGGACATCTTCGCTGGGGCGTAGGATTGTTGCTCCGACAAGCATATGTTTTGTATTATACATGTCGGCCGTACGTGGAAGGGTATAAGTACCTATCTTATAATAGTCAAATTCGGATCCATCGGCTTCTGCCCGAGTGTATTGAGGTTCTTTGATCAGGGTCGGATCAAAACTTGTATCCAAATGAACCCACAGATCGGCCTTCTTTTGTTCAACGCTGGATTTCAATGCATTATCAGCATTTTCTTTCAGTGCTGAATGCTTTGACCCCCGGCGCGTCCCTATCGCAAATAAACGAATATTATTTGAAACAAAATCTAACTTTTCTTTAGAAAGTGAATTATGAGCAACTTTCAATGACAGAGAAAGAGAGAGGGTTTCGTCCTCTTTGATAATCTTTTCAATATATAATTCAGGATATAAACCTTCAGCAACAATGTACATTAGCAGGGTTCTCCGTCATTTGTGCTCTTATCACTCTTAACAAACGAAACTCTTGTTCGGTCTGAAACAATGGTTTTAATCAACGGATCTTTAATAATAGGTGTTCCTAGAATGTCTCTAGGTACCCTACTACTAAGTAGTTCTGCGTTTATTTCTTCATCTGTGAGAATATTAAAATAGAACTCTACATTGTCAGCAGTTATCTCTACCGGAGGCAATTCTTCAGGATCGATCAGAAAACCATCTTCATTTACCAAATCTTGCTTCACATTAGCAAAGGCTAGTTTCTGGTATTCTTGTTCACCAGCAGCATTTTTATTAATCTTATGAACAGTTACTTCAAAATTATTATAGTTGTAGGCCGCATTCTCTTCGCTAAAGTATACTAATAAATCCTCAACATCTACTCTGATGTATTTATTATCGCTCAAGACAGGGGATACAATGGGGGGATTCACACTATCTGGATCAACCAACTCAGGCGGGATAGTTAAATCTCCATCTGGGCCGTCTTTAATCGAAGCCTTAAATTCCAATGGTTTTAAAACAATCTTTGGCCTCTTTATGTCAAAAGCGTTTTTATTATCAAATTTATAAAGAGAGCCCGTAATGGCGACGCTACTGATTTCAGCTGTGCCTAAAAATCGAGTATCAATGTAAGATCCGGTTATCTCTCCCAGCTTCGCATTTCCTAGAGGGTATTTGAGAAGAGTTTCTGTTTCATAAGAAGTTATCTTGGAAACAATCTTTTGATTTACATTTTGTTTACTAAGTTTGATCTCACTCCCCAATAATGAGTATTGGGTTTTCAAATAAGGGGTATCAGTTCTGATTCTGCCATCAGCTACCCCATTGGCACCAGTTGAACCGGAAGCGTAAGCTGCATCATACAATACCTCATCGTCAAAAAAAGCATAAAATGCCGGTTTGAAGTTTCCACCGGATAACACCTTCTTACCGTGCGAAGTAAGTTGTATGTCGAAAATTTCTTGTTTTGAATCAAATATACTCATTTTTTATTCACCAGTAAAGAAACCAGGCCCCCTTCCCCTTGATGCGTCCACGCCGGCCGGTGGAGCGCCTGATGTTGCATCCTCTTCGGCATCGGTTCTTGTTGCCCTCTCCCTCGCATCCCTGGAGCGGCGGCGGGCTTCTTCGGCGGCCCTTTCGCGTCTGCGGTTTCGGCGCTGGGATCTACTAGGCTTGGAGCCACCAGTAAAGAAATCGCCTCCTCTTCCTCGGGATGCGTCCGCGCCGGCCGGTGGGGCGCCTGATGTTGCATCCTCTTCGGCCGCGGACGTCGTAGCTCGCTCCATTCCTCTTTCCGGTCCCCTAGCTGCCTCTTCACGAGCGCGGTCGCGCAAAGATGGTGCAGGGTCTTCCCCTAGTTTAACCTCGGCAGTTGTTTTTGCTAATTCAACAAATGAGAAGAAATCATAAGGCCAATTGTAGCTATAAGTCGGGTTGACAAATGCACCAAGCGGCTCTAGTTCGCTTGTTTTTCCTTTCGCTAGCGAGGATTTTCTAAGTTGTTCAAAATAATCATAGGCGGCGCGTTGCTTAACTTTGAAAACCATCCATCGTGTGCCTTCGGGAATTCCTTCAGGGAACCATGAATCTTCTGTACCATAAGAGACTTCAAATGAACTTTCTTCTTTCTCGAATCTCGAATTAAGCTGCTTCTTGCCTACGTTAGAGGTTGGCGGTAAGTTTTGCCAGATATCTGCTAGATCTTGTTCGTCAAGTTCCATTCCAAACTCAAATATAAACATCGCGAAGGGGTTTACTCTATTGGTTCGATTGTAGAAATCCATTCTTGGTGGGAATACGTAGTTCTTCATTTTCTCGGCTAGATTTCTAAAATCTGCGGGCATTTCAGAACGAGCAGAGGGAGAACCGAAAGCTGCTAGGCGGAAACTTCTTTCATCTATCTTGAAGAACTTCTTCTCATTGTCGACAACAGTATAAGGCACCGCAACTATCGCCTCTCTGACAATTGTGTTGTTCAGCTGACCAAGCTTCACAGGGAGCTTGCTGAGGCTCAGTGCGTCGGCTAGCGAGCCTGTCAAGGACCGATCGGAAGTAGGCACATCTTTTATTTGTAATTTTATACCCTGCGAGCCGGTTGGGATCCGGCCGTATTGATGCCACATTCCGACATAATAGTTGTCTGCAACCGAAGAATCATCATAAAAACCAGACCCATTTGCAGTTGTAAGGGAGTAGGCGGACGCGTCCGTTGCACTTATGGAGGAAATCAGATTTGGCAATTCTCCTGGAGCTTTAAAGCCCAAAGAGAGTTTAGGCGATGCTGCAACTTTATTACAATTAAAATCCAAAGTGAGAGCCTCGGAATATGTCGTTGAGCCTGAATCGATGATGGTGGAAAGATTAGCTATGAACTCCGAAGCGGAGGCGCCTATTCTAAATTGACCTGCTGAGTGTACGATGGGGCCGGTGTTGGCAATTACCGTAAAGGGAACTCCAATTTGGCCATCACCTAAAGTTATAACATCACCAACAGTAGCTTTGCTATGATCCAAGATGTTGAAGATGTGTGCTGAGGCCGAATTCGCGACGTCGATCGATGCGCTCCTGTGTGAAAAGTCCAAAATAGGTGTTTCAAATTTTGGCTGTATAGAAATAGCAAACTCCGGAGCGGCAGTGGCTCCTTCGGCGCGCGAGTTATCCACTCCTGTTTTAACTGTGCGATATTCAATAGTATCAGTTAATTTTGAGCGCGCATCAATAGCATACGAGACGCCAGGAGCCACGATACTATCGATAAAGTAAGACTGTGTTATCGTGTTTAATATCTCGTCGACAGTAGGTCTTTCTTTCGTTGGTCGGAAGGTTAATCTGACCCCTTCCTCCACTCCGAAAGCCTTGATGTCGTAGGGGGGAAGATAGGGCAAGAAGGAAGCGGAATTCCCAATTCCGGAGCGGTTTGAGACCGGGGGCCCAAACGACCGATCACCATCATACATGCTCAAACCATCCTCAAATAACCTTATGTCCATTCGATACTCTTTACTGGTATCAAATCTAAATGCATTTTCTCCTGACGAAACTATAGACGAAACAGAATTATTCTTTAAAAATAAATTCATAGTCTCAGCAAGAAAGTTATTAACAGCATAGCGATATTTATCCGAGCCGGCAGAACTAGAATCATAACTAGCAGTACTATAAAGTATTGCATTTTCATCAGGCTCTGCATCGATTATTGTAGTAATATAAGAAAGGGGATCTGTTACGGATTCGAATGGTAATCTGACGCTGTAACTAGCCGAAATTCTTGCTCCAAATCGATCCCAGTTACTATTGCCGCCGGCGTTGTTAATATACGTGCCTGTAACGTCCGCTATGGAATCAAAGCTGCTCGTAAAGATGGGGTATCCCAAAGCCACTCCGGATTTAATGGTATTACACAAAATCCCCGGGGCGAAAAATGGTATAATCGCAGTTCTAAGAGAACCCCCTTCATTAATACCATTTGGTCTTAAGGGGTGGCCCGACCCGGTTATTGTTATAATATCACCATAAGACTGACTAAATAAAGCTCCTATTTGATCAACTCTCTGTGCCGGATAAAAACCTTCATATGGTAAAAATCTCTTAAGAGCATTACAGGAAAGCTTTAAAGTACCTAGACTTTCTATATCAGCTTCGGAATGTTTATTCTCAATAATATTAAAATATTTTAAGAAATCTGAATTGACAAATTCAGTATAAAAGGATTCATTTGTATCATTCGGATAAAACGCACCGGTGATATCAAAGGTTGGATTCAATACCGTATTTGAACCCGAAGGTCCATCAATAATATCTGCAATAGCCTCACTTATTCTAAACTCTGGAATCACAGAATATTCTTTTCCGGCAGTTCGCATGTCTAAAACATAATCATTATAGTTTTTATAATAGAACGGCTCCTTGCCGGCTTCGGCGCCGGCGGACCATGGTACCCCTCCAACATTTTGCACAGGAACAAATGCCGGGGTGCCGGCGCCACTACCGGTCATAGAGAAAAGTAAACTAGATCCGGTATTTATAGTAAAGGGCCTTGCGTATAGAACAGATGGTTTTATTCTAGACTCCACCATAACACCCTCCCACTCGGTCAATTCCCATCCATTCGCCAAAGACGCGGAAGAGTCAACACCAACAACGGCATAATTAAACATACAATCATTGTCTAGCTCGCCGGCTCCGAACACATATTTTTTACTATATTCATCAGAAGAGCTGGAAACATAAGGCTCGAATAAGTTTCGAGGCTGACTACCGGTGGCCAGAACTCCATCAATCACCCATACGGATTGGCTGGTGACAGTATTTCCTAGGGAATTAACAACGCTCCCTTTGTTCCTACTAATTCTAGAGCTGTTCCACCAATCAATAGTAAATTGTGTTCTTTGTCTGTTTTCTTGCCTATAAGCAAACTGGCTCTTCGGCCAAATATTTTGCTTATAAGCTAGCTTATCATATTCTACCGATACTCCATTTGGTTGAGGATCTACATACAAACTAGAAACAAAATTAAATGTTGTTTTTCTTTGTTCTTTTGTTTTATCTAAACCCGAAATAGCATATAAGATTCTTTCAGTAGACGTGTTGAGTGGATAGAATTCATACTCATTACCAAATGTGTATTTCATCTCCATCTCAACGTCATCTACTGTTGTGATACTGTGTTTAAGAGGATAACTCTCAACAACTGGAGACATATTGATGTTTCTTACAATATAATCTCGCGGTGATCCGCCAGGGATGGGGGGAAGCTTGAAGCGATAGGAGAAAGCATTATTCTCCTTCATTGAGCGCGCTTGGCGAGTATCACCACCTCTGGTTTGAGCGAATGAGGTATATCCAAAAAGATTATTATTAATAGCATCTGTATAAACAATAAAGTCTGAAGGCCCGATGCCGGCCGATCTTGTTGAAAGAGTATTTTGAATCTCCGTGGAACCTACATCTGTCATTGATGCATAAAAAGAAGAAGTAATCTGAGCGCCGGGAAGCGGCAAGTACTTGGATTCTGTCAAGTTAATATTAGTTATTGCCCAGTTGTCATAAGATTGCCCCGGGTAGCCGCCGTAGGTCATTTTATATGCCAGTTGCGCCCAGCGAATTCGATAAGGCTCCCCGGTCGATGAACCTGATGGGCCTGCGAATGCTAGCGAGCCGGTTAGCCAGCCAACGGTGTCTCCCTTCGTCGCTAGCGAGGCCGTGATCACCAATATGTCCATCCAGGCCGTCCCGGTGGGCTCGTCCACGGACGACGTAGCATATTGTAGTCTCAAAGCATATGCGTCGTCTGAGACGGGGACCGTGTCGAGGTTGAACTTGTTGAAGGCGCTAGCGTCGATGTCATTGCCACTATAATCTTCGAAGGCGCCTTGGCTATAGAGAAAACTTCCGGTCAACGTTCCGGTTAACCATGTTGTTAGTTTAAGCGCTCTTTCTTGGCGCAGCGCGCCGAGGTATGGGTATGTGCCCGGGCCGGTGCCACTTCCATAGCCGCCGGCAAACCGGAACGCGGTGAGGTTCGAACCGGTGTGGTGCCTTATTTCGCCGTTTGAGGTACCGGTATTGTGCGTCATATGAGCGGGAAGAACTCCCAGCGGAGAGCCGGCCCAGCTTAAGAATCCACGCGTTGCGGTAGAGAAGTCTTCAAGGAGGGTATATTCTACGGGATCCTGATCGGGGTACCCTAACGGCGACCGGTATAGTTGATCTTGCAGAGGAAACTGTTCTATCCTGGTATCCAGTGCAGCAAATGGAATCTCAATTGAAGTAGATCCCGAAGGCTCCGTGGCCGGCAGCCCACCTAGAACATACGAGAAAGATCCACTCGCTCCATTCAATGCTGATCTTACCCAGGAATATCCGGCGGGGGTGCGGGGGATCTGATGTGAAACAAAGAAGTTATCGTAGTTTATACCGGTGGACTGACTGAAAGCGTTTCTATTAACTTTTTGGTACGAACCGGTAGTGGTGTAATTATCCGCCTGGACGGCACCAAACACAGAATCTATACCGTAGAGTGCGGAATGTCTAGATAAAAGCACTCTGAGGCCGTCATTTTGTGTAAGTATGTTTGTGTATATGTTTACTCGCGGATCTGAACCGGTAAAGTCATTATTTCCGGATCCACTTGAAAGAAGCACTCTGGTATTTCTAAATGGAAGCGCGTTGGAGGGGGAGTATTCTTCGCCGGCCGGGTTCAAGTACCCCCGAGAAGTTATCTCCGGTCCACCAGGAGCGGCAAAGCGGTTAACAATAACTGACTTTTGCACTCCCAGTGTCGGAAGGGTCGCATTCAGATAAGGAGAAGTAGTGCCCCGGTTTAAGTTCCAAACTTCCGATTCGGTTAACGCTTGAGCACTGTTATCGTGGAACCATAAGTTATTTTCGGTGCGACCATTTGTCATCACCACTTCGTAATTCTTTCTAAAGTTCCCCAACACAGAAGAAGCAGTTGAATATTGTATATTGCTGATATTAACCGGTCGCTTTGCTGTTATCTCACGCATCATTGCTGCACGGGGCGTTGCAGAATCATGGGTACCATCGGTCGTGTAAGTGGTTTTTACTATACCCATACTACTCGCACCATCGGGACCGGGGCCCCACAAGAGGTAAAATCCCTCTGGACGCGTTCGTTGCTGGTCCGCGCCTGTATTAAGATCGATGTGACGATATTGCCAGCCTCCTACCCACGCTTCCGTGAAGGGGCCTTGAAGGGGCGCGTTCTTGAAACGAGAATAAGTATCATCGTGAAGATTGTTTAATCCAATATTACTGGAAAAAGTCGATAAGGATTGCTGATATCCATTATCAACAGAGGAACTCCACAATGTGAATGGCGCCAGTAGGGCGCCCTTACCATATGAATAACTTTCATTATATTCACGCGAGTTTTCTATTTTAAAATCTTTTCGAACTTTTAGATTTGGTTTTAGTACATCATTCGAATCTTTTTCGGCTTCAATGCTAGACGCTTGAACTAAAAGATAGTCGCGAGAAACCGACGCAGTAAGGGGGCCCGGGCCGTCAATGTCGACGATGGCGCCGAATTCTTGAATTGCGGGCGACCAATAAGTAGCATCTCGAACATCTTTCGCAATATATAAATCATCAACTTTAAATCTTTGTGGAGTGCTATAAGATCTGTTAACAGTGGAATAAATAACAGATCTTATTTGTTCTCGATCAAAGTCGACTTGCGGATTTCCGGAAGTTTCGATAGAACTAGAACGATTTGCGCGTAGATACCACCAAGGAGAGTTGGTATTTTGTAATAACGGGATCGGTGCATGATTAAACTCCCAGTTAATAAGGCTCCGATTGATTGAATAGGCACTGGCGATCGGATCGGGTTGTCTGAATTCTGCTGTTGGGAACTTGTATTGATACTTATTTCTTTCCAATACATGTGATTCGACGACAGTAAATACATCAGCATTGAATTCTGCGCTGCCGGGAATCAATTGATGCAATATTGTTTGAAGTCCTGAGTCAAGCCATCGATAAAAGTTTAAGAATTTCTCTGTATCAACATCATTACTGACATTTCTAAAGAACTTCTCTCTCATTACTCTCAGTTCTCGGTACTGTTGTCTGTATTTGTTGACCGGATTACCAATAAGAGTCGCCAGTTCTTTTACTGAGCTGAACAATTTCAGCATCTCGTCGGTAATGCCCGCCTGGGCAGATTTTTCTACGGTAGTAACAAATGATACAAATCGTGTATTTAATCCAAACTTTTCTTTTTCTCTTTCTTTAATCTTGACTAGGTTATCAGCATCATAGTGATCAAACTCAACAGGACTATAAGAGGTTAGGAAATCTTTATAAATTGGAGAAGTTGCTGAAGCTGATAGCTCAAAAGCAGAACCTCGATAATGATAACCAGCAACCTCATTTACATAAGAGCCCAGGTTGCGGCGCGCTACAGAACCCGACGTCAAATCTAGTATATCAACTTGTCCGGAAGAATTTGACCCGGTAATGGTAGAAAATTGCCAATCTAAAACCCGATAATCGTCGCGGAAAAGATCGGTCCCGGTCAGCGCGGTCTCGAAATCTTGCGGAGTATTGTTATTATTGGTTATACCATGGTTAGTGATATCTTTTGCATGACTTTGAAGCTCATCAGTCGATAAATCAGTAAGCCAAAACCGCAAATTCCCGATTTTGACGTCAGATTTATTTATTACATTCCCCACAAAACTGTTTCGGAGGCATCCTCCATAAATTTTATGATTAGATTGCACAAATGCATCTCCAATCGTTTTCGAGATCGATGATGAAACCGTGAAAGAACGCTTAACAATATCGCCGGCATAGGAATAACCACGAAAAACTAAATCATATTTTGAGCTCGAACCGGAAGCGAAAGAAGCCGCATTAGACGGGTGCATCCCAACCGATAAGTGCCACTGCTCGTCATTATAAATATCGTTGAATTTCGAGGACGTCAGCGCTGAGATTCCCACAACAGAAGAAGAAACCTCAAAAAATGTTAATTCGGGCACATACCGGTCCTTGATAGCCCTCACAAACAAAGAGGCGGTCGCCGGGGAAGTCCATGTATTGTAGGGTGCGCTCGATGTTAAAATATCGTGCAAACCAAAAACAGAAGATGTCAAAAATGAGGGGATGCCTTCACTTTGTCTTGTGCGAGGATCGATCTTTGGAAAAACAACAGTACCTTCCATCGTAAAGCGATCTTTGGAAGTTGATCCGGATATGTATGCTAAGTCATTGGCCGCTGCTGAGCCGGTCTGATAGATAACAGCATCCCGGTTATTAATCCGGCTAAAGTCAATAAAGTTAACTGTGTTGGCTCCAAAGTTTTCCTCTTCTTCAACAACCAATGTTTCATTATCGTTGTATGTTCTTATCTTGACAAGGTTTTGATCCACCCCGAAAGTATGAAGTGTGTTTCGGAGAGCCTCTTTTGTACCTTTCTTTTTTACAATCTCAGTTAAATTGTTATAAATATTTTGATAAATTAAGTTTTTAAGATCAAATAAGTCTGATTCTAAGTTGAGATTATTTGTTTTTTGTGATAATTCTTCTAGAAGATTACTCTCAATAAAAAGATTAGGCACCACCATCCCTCTTTCTGTCAACAGACGATCAGAAAATGGTTTTGGTTTATCATTGAGTTTGTCAGTTTGGCCTACATAATCAATATCTTTTAATTCTCGCAGAGATTTCACCTGCAAGTATGCGGTATCAAAATAGCTCGATATAATTTGAGCTAATTTCTTAAAATCTCCACCATATTGTACATCTTCATCAATTATATAATCTGGAAATGAATAATAAAGATTCGAAGAGTTGTCCAAATCGTGTCTTTTCCCCTTCCCCAGCGAGTCATTTATAAAGGTGGTATAAAGAGGATTTGTTGTGCGTAGAATGGGATCTTTGAATTCAGAGGCGGCTGCAGATGATGAAACAATAGCAGAGCCTACATTTCGGGAGTTGCTGGTATATCCAGTCCACGCTCCATTAGAAATACGTCCTGAATAGTCCAGAACAACGCTATCAGTCGCTGAAACTCCGGTTATACCCTCGTTAAACTTGAAGTAAACTCCCAAATCCGTGTTAGCATCTACGGTATTTGTTCCACCATAGACATTTGTGAACCAATTTCTTTCTATTTCTCTTTCTTCGCGGGCGATCTTCCAAAAACGAAACTCATCCAGAGAGCCTGAGAGCTTTCCGGAGCCTGTTGTGGCGGTAGAACCAGAGGGAGTGGTGATGAGGGCGCCTAGATAGGCGTTGAGAGTGCCTGAGACGTCTCCTACGGCAGTGCTGAACGATGCAGTTGAGTCCAACTCGCCGTTGATGTAAAGTTTAGAGGATCCAGAAGTAACTGCGAAGGCATATTGTTTCCATCCCTGAGAGTTGAAAGAGGCAGTTGTGGTATAATCGCCTAAAAGAACTTCCTGGTTGTTGCTTCCGGACTGTAAGAGCAACCGGAATGCCTTTGAAGACGCAAAGTTGCCGGCTGATGAGGTGTTTAGCTCGATCCGGAAGCGTCCGTAACTAGTTGAGGAGCTTAATTCGTTGTTCCAGAGGTCAAAAACTACCTCTCGGGCAGTAGATCCGGTGATAAATGCGTCTTTTTTGAGCCAAAATTCAACGGTGGCGCCACTAGAAGACACATTTAGCGCTAAATTAGAGTTCCTTTTATCAGCAGGCGAATAGATATTTCCACCCACACGGGTATTATTTGGACCAGGATGGGGGCCTCCTTTAATATAGATGTACTCTAAAGTGGCCGGGAGGCCATATCCGCCAGTAGTTGATGTCTGTGTGCCCCACCCATCGGCCGACATAACAGCATATCCGTTACTCCGGGGGTACTCATTCTCGAAAACGTACAAATCAAAATAAGTTGAGTCATTATACCACTCAGTTACCTCCTGGCGTGAACCATCATAAGGATAATTGTTGGTTATGCGATCTGCCGCATCTTGATAGTACTGTTCCGCAAGTCCATAACGAGCAAAATTCTCTGGTTTTGAGAAATCAACATTCGGAATAAAGCGGTTGCGTTGTTCTTCTAGTTCATCTAGATATCCAAAAGATTCAAAATCGATATTTTCTTTTGATTCTAGGTTATTTAAAGTAGTTTTTTTGAGGCTTGTATTCTCAAAATACTTTTTTATACTCATTAGTCTTCAACTCTAAATCTGAAACCTTCTGGGTATTCACTATAATTAGATCCTTCTTTAATAATGAACTTGAATTCATATGCATACCCGGCCTCCAGACTAGAGAAGTCAAAATCAAAATAAGAGCCTGATGCATCATATGACAGAAGAGTGTATGCCACACTGCCGGTACCGTAATCGATCACATCAGTATTGTCTACTTTTCTCACTACTTTATAATACATATTATCAACAAAATAATTTTGGATAGTATTATTTGCTACAGTATAAAGCGTTGGCGACCAATTTCGCTTACGAGTAAACAATCTTACTCTAGTACTTGTCTCCGATCGACTATATTTATCTTCTAAGTTCGTAACGCTAAGAACAAGAGGCTCTTTTTTAGCAGTTGGTTGGGCTGTATTTGTCTTCACACTCAGTGTTCCAGTATAAAAGCAAGTACCTAAAGTCGAATCATACCACCGATCGTACACCGTTGAGGCAGTCGTATTGAGATCGAAAGAAGCAGAATATATCCCAGTGGCAGTATAGCCGCCGGTTATAGGGTAATCCACTGAGACAGATGAGGAAAGGTTGATCCCTTCGGCTACGGAGTCGAAGATCTGAACATATATAGCACCGGTATCGGGACCGGGAATGTTTTGTAGGGTTCCCCTGAAAGAGTTGTAAAGATATACCTCTTGCACATTATCTGTGCTGAGCAGTGAAGAAGAGGCATAAAAATCGCCGCGTTGATCTTTTACCGAAGAGTCCCAGCGGGCTTCGATGGTCGGCCTCTTGAAGAAGTATTCTGATGAGCGCGCAAAAAACTTTTTGGTATAGTAAGTTTGATCGTCAGTCTCGGCAGAACCCGAAAAAGATATACCCCATCCGTAATTGGCTGTAGTGCCAGCGATCCATGCCTCAACTAAATCTGTGGCATCGACATTAATGTTTTCTAGGCCAGTCTCAAGGGACGAACTTAGGGGGTAGGTGCTTAGGTAGTCGCCCCCCTCAGCGGTCCACGCGGCGGTGGTTGAAGCTGAGACCCAGTTTGACGCGCCCAGATCTTTGTATTCGTCCATATCGAGGCCGCGGCCTTCGATCCAAGACTGGGATATGGGCTGTAGAAGAAGGGTAGAGCCGGTGGGCACTGTGAGCGGGGTTCGCGCATTATATAAGTTCAAATAAAAGCTAACAGATCCAGAAGCAGGAATATCGCCGGCCGTTCTTTTGGTTGTTATATCATCTGTATCAAACTGAATTAAAATTCTACTTTTTTCTATGGAGGAAGTTGTTATTGATCCGTACACCTTAAAGACTTCAAGTGCATCGGCTAGACCCATGTTAGATCCGGTAGCTCTTGTGGCGCCGCCAAATTTTGACGCGTCGGTTATTGTATTATCTTTTACTGCAAAAAACTTTTTAAAAGCCATTATCTCATTTCTCCATTAATGTCCTTGAAAGGAAACTTGACTTCCCAAATTACATTCTTTGGTATAAAGATTTTTCGACCATCAGCAGACATGTTATTATCGATATCAAAAGCCGTATTGGAATAATTTGCGCCGGTTTTCTGGTCGACAGATAAAGTTAGCACATCTGCAACTCCGTCTGCTTCATTAACAGCATTTGTTAATTTAGTAATAAACAAAGGATCTCCAATATTAGCTGGATTTTCAGAAATATACTTCCTTAACGCCCTCTCCGCGCGAGTTAGTGTGGCGGCCTTATCCATCCCCTCCTCTGCTATCGCGGTAAAATCAACTTTAATATTAATTATTCGTGCATCAAAGATGTCAATAGAATCACTCAACAACTTAAATCTAGAAAGCCAAGTTTTCAAATTGTTCTTCAAAGAAGAAGTAGCAGTTGCAAAATTACCATTCCCATCCTCAGCTAAAACATATACATTGATGTTGTTTTTAAGGCTTCGGACGTCCTTATAGGCAGCTGCTCTTTTGATTCCCCCAAATGAAGAGGGCATCGTGTAACAGAGATTCTTATAATCATTTGCAGTTACGGCGCGATTTTGAGCAAAATAACTATTTGATGCTAGAATTTTTACTTCATCTGCAGTCAGCCTAGACATGTCACCAATAATGGGTTCATCATTTGTAACTTCCAAAGAAGCAAGAACCTGTCTTTTTAAAGTCATGGATGTTGCGGCATCTGTAAATTTCGTTTTTGCACTTGTAATAGTAGTCAATGAATTAGTAGGAATATTAACATTAGTGTCAACATTAGTGCGTACGCTGAATGTAAGAGTTGTATTTGCGGGAGCAATCCCAAACTTACCACTCTTGAGAAGGACGTTGGGGTCAAAGGTCACATCTGAAACATAACTCTTCCCGAATAGATCCATTGTAACCCTACTGGGTAGCACATTCTTTTCGGCCGTGTTTAGATCCACCTCGGATCCATAACCAAATTGTAGTACCATTCGGTTTGCTTCACGGGTAGTTTGAAATCTTCTCGGTGTTGATTTTGGCTGCATCAAAAATCTTACAAACTCTCGATCGGCGCCGTTATTTGGTATTTGGCGATAGACTACATCTTGTGCCAAGTTGGGAACTTCAAAATACTCACTACCATTCGAATCCGTTACTGAAATAATTTCTACTATACTATTATCGTTCAAAATTACTTTTTGGAATGGTTTATAAGCTCCAACAGCGCGGGTTAAAACGTTAAGCCTTCCGGATATTACTCGGCCGAATGCTTTAATCGCATAGTGGGTGGGCTGGCCGGTGGAGGCATCCCGGGTGGCGACCACAACTTCGTTTCTCGTATCTGCGAAATCAACATCACTGACCAAGATAAAAGGGACGCCCCGCCTGGAGTTCAGGCGAGTTCCTTTTCCTAGAATTGGGGCATAATTTAAATTAGGCTTTGCTCCAGATTCAAAGCTAACTGATGTAGAGGCCGGGACGAGGGCATAAAAGGTAGCTAAGCCCGTCGATGTTTTATTGGGATTATATTTATAACCCATTTGTTGGGCGATTCGAATTACATTCTCGAATTCGCTAGCAGTATTCAAAAAGCTTTCATTAACTTGATAGTCTAAGTAAAATGATAAAACATCCCCGACATACGCAACTGTATCCAACAGCATAGAACCGAAGCCGGCTTCTTGGAAGTCCTTAAAGGTATCGGGATAATATCTTTTGGTGAAAGTAACGAGATCTCTTTTTATAGAATCAAAGTCTCGTGATGTGTATCTAATAGGTGGCTTTGTTATTTGTGCCATTTAGAATGCTCCTCTGCTAATACTGAAATTGTCTTTTTCTAATGTGGGATAGTCAAAAATTGCTTGCAAGTTAAGTGGTTTTATAAAATAACTAATAGATGCTCTTAAAACGTTTAAATTATTTTGGTCTTCTTCTCCAAATTCAATGCTTAAAATATTTATATAAGGAAGATATTTTATAGACTGAGATTTTATGCGCCCTTTTAATTGAGATGGTGTCACTTGTGTACTATTTTCAAACAAGAACTTTCGGAGGCCGACTCCAAATTCAGGATCCATCATCTTCTCACCCGGTGCGGTTAACATCAGGTTTTTAAAATTTTGTTTCACTAAGTTCTGGTATCCCCTAACCATGTCGTAACCATCAGATGATATGTTCGAACTAATTTTCTCTATTGGTAATTTAACACTAAGGGCTGGGGAACGCGCTATGAGTGCATCCGTTGAGGGTTCATATAGATCTTCGTTGACTAGTCTAGAGCTATCTGAAATGCTATCATAAACTTGATCGTTTTCGAAAATATCAAAATCGATATTTGTATTTTTCTTACTTGTTGATGACATTTAGGTATCCCTTTACAAGTTCTCTGCTAGTTTCTACGTATCCGGTGGGTGCTCTTGAAATAATCCCGTCGCCTTTGGTGTTATCTATCCACTTAAATTGTCTACTAAAATAAATAGTTACTGCGTTGATAATGTCGCTAAACGGAAAACAAAGCTGGAAGAAAGTTATAAGTTCGGGATTTTGTGCTAGTTCAGACTTAATAATCCCTTCTGGCGAATTTGTGCTCATAAACTTATTAATAAAATTATTATGAATATTTTCATAAATTTCAGAAAAGGAGAGATCGTTCTTTGATAAAAATGAACTTTGGTGTGAAATTATCTTGACCAAAGAAACCACACCCACGACACCTTCGCCGCGAATTTCATCGGAGGGAAGAAGATAAAAATGTCCAGATTCTGAATTAAATATCTTTCTGTTATCCTCTGATAGAGCTAAAAGTTGGCGGCGGCGGGCGCCTGGGAATGGTGGAACTTCTACTGATAAAACAGTTGTAGCATAGATTTCATAAACTAATCTAATATTAAAATGAGCAAATAAGAAATCCTCAACACTTAACGTTTCTGCCTCAGTATCAGCTTGGGCATATAAACCTTTTAGAAATGCCATAGTGCCGCGGCGCGAATCGAACACATCGGCGGCGCGCAGCCTTAAAGATGATTCACCTCTCAGGAAGTCTAGGATCAAGGGTCGTTGGCGCGATTCTATACTAAAAAATGAATTGAAAAGAGGGTTATCCTCGATATCCTCTACAACATTTTGAATATTTGACTCACTTTTTAATGTTAATTCGAAAAGTACTGTAGATGATAAGAAAGACAGATCTTCTCTTGATCCTTGGCCGATTTGAAGCCGCCCAAAAGAATCCTCACTTAGTTCATTAGAAAATGCTGATGGGGCTTCGAAGGGAACTATGAGATTGGAATTTGTTATAATATTAGAAATATTTTGTTTCGCAGCCAGATCTTCGGCAGATAGTGCTGAATTGAAAGTTTGGCTTATGTTTTCAACAGCTTTGTTGGCCGCGGCACAAAAAGCATCTGTAGGGAACATATTTCTACCATACGTAGAGAGAAAACGTTCACTTTTTATTTTTGATATTTCATATAAAATATAACTTATCATCCCCGAAGATGTTAATTCTACGGCTTCGCGAGCATTTTCTAGACGAACAACAAAAACTTCATTATCTAAAAGAGTATTAATTCTAGTCTTAAGGACCTCTAAAAAGGTTCCCCCATAATATTTATATATTATATCGTTTACGGTAAAAGGAGTAGTTGGTGAAATAGTATCCCCACCTCTCCCCACAGTTGTACTGGAATATGCTAGAAGAGATGGTAAGTCTGATAAGATCACGGCCTCTATAGCTGATATAAATGCTTCCTCCAGCGTTATTAACTCTGCGTCACTCAGAGATAACAATACTTTAGAGTAATCGCGCGTGTTTTCTATGAATCTCCGATAAGTATTTTCTTGTTTGAAGTCTCCATTTAGATAATTATTAACAATTTCCTCTTTTCTCTTCCCTGGAAAGATGTCAAATTTTATCTCATCGCCTTCTCGTGGAGTCATCGAGTAAAAAGCCGACATTGATAATGTCTTTGCAAACTCCAAAAATGAGCCCGGGCGGCGCTGGCGTTTAGGATTGATTAATAGTTTTATGTTCTTTTTCTCTGGATCTCTTTCTAAGTCGATTAAAGAGGAAACATGAGCCAAAACAGAGTTCATCAACTCTTCATAGTGTGTCTCCATCACCACAAACTCTTCTTCAAGCTCAAAATTCTCTCTAAATTGTTGATTTATAAATATTTTAGCCGTCTCAAAATTTCCGATCGATGTTGCTGTGTGTTGAAGATCTGTAAAAAAGATATTAGACTGCTCACTAATTAGAGATGCTTTGTCGTAAGAGAAACTAGTATTAGAAATAAATTTGTCATTGGAGTCCACAACGGTAGAAAATGTTGCGCCGGCGCCCTCTAAGGATGTACTAATCAGGGACTCGCTGCCGGTAGCTTCAAAACCAAACATGCTTGCTTTTTCTTGGAGTTCTATATAGTCTTTTGCGTTTTCAGAAAGATCGCCGGAAAGTAAGTTGTTAGAGTTTGCCATTAAATTTAAATTCGAATTAATGATATTCAAATTCATATTCCCAAGCTCTTCCTGATCTCTCCCAACGGCAAATTGAGGTACGTCTTTTATTTTTATCGTAATAATCTGATTATCTTTTACTAATTGTGGAATGATATTAGAAGGGTGCATTAAGTTAGGAATACTATCTTCTATTTCTGCTGCCAAGGATTCTGGATCAGCTAAATAACCAATAATTTTAAGAGAATCTTCGAGTTGTTGTCGTCTATTGTTCTCTAGAACCTCTTTAAGCTCCTGAACTAAAGCAGGGTTATCTTCTACACATAGATTCTCAAAAATATCTTCAACATTCGGATCCTGACAAAGTTCACTAACCGTGCCTCCCAATAGGGGTTCGAAAGCCAGTAGGGAGGATTCAATCTCACCGATATCGATAATCTGACCAATCGCAGATCCAACATCTGCTAGAGAATCTGGATCATCTGCGATCTGCGCTGATATATCAGGATTATCAGCGAAGAAGGTTTGAGCGCGTAGAAGCGTTGTTTCTGTAAGATTTCCATTTAGAAAATCAAAAAAGTCCTCAGCTGGTAGCAGCCCAGAACAAGATGCTCCCACAAAATTCATGATGCTAGATGCGGTCCTTGCCGGGACTGCAGCGCCGGCGGCCCGGGCTATAGCGGTGCCTACCTGGGCACCGCCAAATGGCTCATAACACAGCAACTCCTCGGCGGTGAGGCCGGGGCCACCGACTCCATTAACCTTGTTGCAGAGAGTATTCCTAAGAGCGTCTTTGAAATCTTTCAAAAAATTACCCATTTTACAAATATCAAAATCAAATGTAATATCTGGAATAAGGGATAAGAGAAACTGTATTATTTTCTTAAGAATAAATAATAACGCTGTGAAAATTGCTTTTAAAATTGCTTCAAATATAAATCTAAAAATATCTAATAAATTAAGATGGGGTAAGCGGATCCTAGGGGGGAAGTTAAATTCAATCCCTGTCCTACCCGAACCATCCCCAGGAATAGAGACGACTGGCAACTGGCAAAAGTCTATATTGTTTATATCCCAGGTATTAATCCATTTTGACCAATCTTCAAAATAAGCCAAAATATCTCCTATTATGGTATTATCAATACCCAAATCAAAGATAACAAACTCCAATATTCTCTCTAACTGATCTCCATTTTCTTGAGTGTTACAATTTAGAGCGTAAATAATAACCTCTGTTAAAAGTTCTCGTTGTTCTTCCTCCAGGGCGCCCCTTATTACGCTTTCATAATACCTTCTACTAATTTCATATTCATCTCTATTGGTTACATACCATGGAGTTCCTGGAGAAGTATCGGGATCGGGGTGTCGGTCTTGTATAAATTGTCTATACCGAGATTGTACTGTGGAATCAAGATCTATGCCCGGTCGACGCAGGTCGTCAGTGGCGGACGTCGACATGCCGTGTTCACGGAAGACCTCCATGACATCCCTGGCATGTTGTCGTTCATCTAAGACCTCCTGGCGTCCTAGGATTCGCGACGCTCGGCGGGCGGATCGTTCGCGGTCTCGGGCTTCTCGCTCCTCGGTTTCCTCAAGCTGCGATGCGGCAGATTCCATGTGTTGAGCATACTGTCTTGCATCTCGCTGAGCTTGTTGCAGGAGATCGCGGACTCCCTCAGAATTTTCTTCCAACTGGCGCCTTTGACGTCGCAGCAGACTTCGTAATTCGGCTTTTGATAAATTTTGTATCTCTCTTCCGGTCGACGGGTCGAGTGCGGAGGAAAGTGGTGTATTGCCGGCAAAGGTGGATTCTTCCAAAAGAAAGGCATTGATTTGTGCTGCGTTTCTAAGTTCTGAAAGCTCCTGATCTTGACGTGTATTTCTTCTCTCTTCCCTCTCCTCAATGGTTAGCCACTGTCGCCTTTCTTCGTCGTCAGACTGAATCAAGGCGTCTTCTATGGTGGATAAACCAGTGTCTATTAGTGGGACTGGTCGTATAATCTGTGGTTCTGAATTGATTTTGATGAAGCCAAATTCAATGGCCAACTCTTTTAATTTTGCAGGGGGAATTGTTAGAAAAATAGCTTTTAGTGTTTGATTATCGTTAAACTTTTTAGATATCGTCTTTATTGTGAGGCGCCTTACATAATCTTCATCTAAAACTCCATCGACACCAAATTGTGAGGCTGCTGTGGCTGCAGCAATTGATAAAAGTTGTTGCCACGTAATTTTCCTGCTTTGCGCAACAATCTTGTCTACGGCATCGCTAGCCACTGCCCGGGGGTTGATTTCATCGAAGATCTCTTCAAACTCCCCTCTTATACTCTGTCCTCCTTCAACGCTAGTTTTTCTCAACGCCCTACCGACTACTTCTAGATATCTGCTATCTTTTAATAGCTCGGTCTCTCTTTCTACCAACTCCAAACTCTTAATAGGGCCGGATTCATAAATGGCAATAAGTTCTTGCATGTCCTTGGACGGATTAGCAGAATCTCTTATGGAATCTTGCAATGCATCTATAATAATGGCGCCGGAATCTCTGAGAAAAGAAGATGAAGTGGCATTTGAAGCACATGTGTTTCTTTCAATAGTCATGCCTGGGGCCAAAAACATTTCTGCGGCTTCTAGATAATTGGTTTTCCCCATTGCTGTATTTGCTAGCGTTCTATTGAAAAGAGGCGCCAGCTCACTCACATAATAGTTTGCTCGTCGGTCACTAAATAATGGATAGATTCTATTTTTAACATCTTGTAGAGTATGCACAAAAACTATTCTTGTGGCCCCAGTCTTTGTGTTGGCAAGTTCTATTACGGAAATGAAATCAAAAGTCCTATCAATTGCGCCTCGGGAGGATGGCGGGGCTTGTGGTGTGGGGAGGCGCCCGAAAGTTATCTTGATGGTCTCCTCCCTCTTCTTTGCGCCCCCGGGGTTTGTAGGGTCGTTAACAATATTTTTTATTTGATCCAAAAGGTTTGTAATTTTTTTCTTTCTAGCAAACTTTCGAAACTTTATACCCCTCACTATATGATTCTTTTTTGGAGTCTGCAAGAAATAAGAAAATGTTTTAAAGTACTGTTGGATAAACGCTCCTTTCTTTCTCATTCTCGGCAAATCACATATTTCAACAAACCGCGAACCAAATAATTCTGGCCTTAGATCACCATCCGGGATTTGAACAGCTTCTGTGGCAGAACCAACAAAAAGAAAGAATACTTTTTCAAATATAAGATGCTCACAGGCATCTCCGGAAGATTGTTCAAAGTGGAATATCTCTGCGGTTATTCTTTCGCCGTCGCTAGTTTCTTCAAAACCATCAACCATTTCATTGGTTGAAAAAAACTCTTCTTTGTCAAATTCCTCAAAAGAATTCAAATTATAAAAATTAAAGAATTTATTGGCTGCAATGCGAGAAGCTTCATTACGAAGCTGATCCATATTATCTTGTAAAGTAGCTACATCTTTTCTAAGTTGTATTAAAATAGCCTGCGCTTCGATGGCGGTGCCATCGATAATGATTTGTACTTTCTCTATACTATCTTTTTGTAATTCTTCCAACAGCATATTAGTTAACCTTGTTGTGCTCTGACAGGATGTAGTTCGTTCCTAGTGAAGAGAGAAAATTGAATTGTGTGCTGGCCAGATTGAGTTTTTGAGTTATTGTTTTGCTCATTTGCGAAATATTAGACTGCAATTTCAGGATATAAGGTCCCGGGATGACCGGGGATGGGGCCCCGGGAGGGTGGACGTGCGCTAACATCGCGGCTTCAAACAGGTTCATCGAGGCGACTAGGGAAGTAACTACCCCGTTTATATCATTTATCTGACTTATTATATCTTTCAAACACCCTCTAAGATTCTCTCCTTTGACCATAGACTGCAAATCTGAATCGTCATTACCTGCAATCAACTCTATACCGGAGACCTTCGGAATTATTTTATTATTAGTGTTTCTACTATTAACCCTTGTTAACAACTTAATGCCACCCTCATCTCCAATAATCCTGATAGCATCAGCTTTTAAACCAATAGCAGAAGTATTAATAGCACTTCCATTTGATCCATCAACTATCTTAAAATTAATGTCAACATCTGTTTTTTCCGAAATGTATATGCGCGCTGCGTCGGTTGTAAATGAAGGATCCACGAACGTTCGGGCGCCCGGGGAGCCGCCGATGGCGCGGCGGCCTACAACCAAATCGATTGAGTGAGCACCAATAGCTCCCAAGCCGCCATATCCACCCATTCTCGAACCTGGTCTGTCTCTCCCTAAGACGATGTAAGAGTTAGCATTGGAAATGACACTTTCTGCGTCGGCAGCAATAAACTCCGGAATGTATTCCAGCTTTTCCGTAAGACCCACGCCAGTACCGGCGGACCTTGGGTTTTTAAAAACATCCTTTTCTAACTCCTTATTTTGTTCATCTGTTAAATTCGGATTATAATTTAGTTTAATTTTTCCCATTATTCTACATCAGGATCTAGTTCTTCGTCATTTATTAAATCATAGAGTTGATTCTTATCTTCACTCGTTAACTCGAAAGAAGAAGATTTGGTTTTTTGCATTAAAGATGCTATTTTAACTAGTTGTTCATTAGATCTCTGCAGTGTTTCCACATATTTGGCAGCAATACTTCCCACTTCTCGATGCCGGTCTTCAGCGACCGCTAAATATTTCATCAAATCCTGTAACAACTCCTTTGTTACAGATCGATCTTCTTGTATGTTGTCTAAGGCGTTGTTTAATGTTTCGTCTAGGTTTTTCATTATTAAAATTCTAAGTATGTTGGCGCCAACTTGGCCCAAAGGCGCCGGCTCTATCAGCGCTCACTCGTGCAAAACTTCCATATAACCAGCCGCGGCGCTTGGTTTGCGAGGGGGTGTTAATGTCAAAATGAATCGTATTCAAGCCGTATCCAAGACCTAAAGCATCAAAATTTTCTGTACAGTTATATAAGGAATACATCAGTTGCTGGGCGCGTTTACTGGCGTTTGCATCAGTAAAATCTATATCCACTCCAGTCCCATATATGTGAGCGCTGTTGCCCGATCCTCCCACGGATCGATTGTAAGCAACCGGGCGCCACCAATTCCTAAGAGTAATAGGTGATGCTACCTCATCACGCAAAAGTTGCATTATCACCACCAAGGGAATAAGACGTCCCCAAAACTCCCTATCTGGGAGAGCGTGCAAGCGTCCTCCATGGTCCACGACAGTTCCTGAAATCTGTTCCCCGCTTGAAAGATGTTGGCCCGGGCGATAAAGACCTCGGGCGGTGCCCTGATGGTTGAAACGAGTAATTTGTTCGGGAGTAAAGTTTGGTTCTGATTCTGCAGCAATTCTTACAACAGTGTTGAAGAAACGAATAAAATCATCATAAGTATTATTGTATGATGCTCTTGAGGTTGTCTGAGATGCTACATTAATTTTTTCTATAGCGTCCGTAAAGAACCTGATATTATTACCATCTGTACAAAGCGCAGTAGTGTCACTGGTAATTCGTGGGGCGCCAATATATGCCGTGCTCCCTCCTGCACTTCCGCGGGCGATGACCGCGTTGGGTGCTTCTGCAAAGGGTGCAGCTGGGGCCATCCAAAAAAGTTGTGATGGATCGGGCTCGACAGCAATTGGCTCTAAACTATTTCTTATAGAAACGCTTAGAACTTTTGCGCCATTATAGGAATTCTGATATGGTAAATAAATTCTAACAATATCGCCGGCTCCTACAGGTCCAAATTCGGCGGCGGGGACTTGAGAAATCGCCCTTCCTTTACTTGATATAATTTTTGCCCGTGTAGTTGGATCGCTAACAGAATCGGAATCCGGTATAAATGAATCAATTTCCATTTTCAGAAAAAAAAGAAAATATTCCGGTATTATTCTAGTGCTCTCTTCTCCTACTTCTTCTGGCATTGTTGTATTTGAATTAATATATAACTCGGGATAAAGATTGGCTGCAGGTATACCGGGCTGCACAGCTAGTACCTGCGCTTCAAATATATTCCCTTGTCTCTTGAGGGAGTTTCTAGTATATCTATTAGCTATAGTGGATAGAGTTTTTCGTACGGCATTATTGCCGCGTCCCTGCCGTGGATCAATAAATCTAGTTCTAATCTCGGATGATCTAAAATCATTCAAAGAACCAAAAAACCTAGATGGTCTTTTAGGCAATGGCATATTGCTGCTCCTGCAAAGTTAATATTTTTTCTAAATTTCTCATTCTTAGGTGGCTGCTGGGATAACTCTAGCAACACTACGGCTGTTTAGGGTAAACAAACTGGGCTTGGCAACATTTATATCTATTTGATTTGGTGTGCCTCGTAGGCGCCCCGTTCCTGTAAATTGATAAATTGTCCAATCGGCATCTTTACCAGTTTTCGCCGGGCCGGCGTCTTCCCATGGAGGCGCCACTCTATTTGGGCCTTCAATAAAGTTTCTCCTAGACTGCACTGGGTATCGAGGTTGCCATAAAGGATATTGAAGAAACTCATCTTTTTTGGCAGCAGGGAGGCTGTTAACGGCTACTATGTTTCTCATAAAATTAGATCCCACATAAATTATAGGTGGCCCCGGGGAGGCATCCTTGATCCTGGACAGGAAATGTAACATCCAGTCAGCCATTTGTGGCCGCGTGAGGTGTGTAGCGTCTTTCTCCATATCTAAAACCAGCGGCAAGGTCGGGGTGGGCAGACTTTCAATTGTTGATAAGAAAAAAGCAACTTCGCCTTCTGCATCAACCATGGGATCGCGAGAGCCCAAATCGGGGCGTGCGAAATGATAATAGCTAAATCTTACATTGTTTGAAACTAATTGGGCAGCATGGCCTTCGACACTCGCGTCCATCAGAGTAGCTCCCTCTGTTGCTTTTATGATAGCCCACCGGATTCCTTCTTCTTTTAGGATATCCCAATTTAAAGTTTCAGGAGGTTGGTAATTGGAAACATCAACACCGGGAAGGCGAGTGGCGCGCACCGTGGGAGAGAAAACTGTAATTTCTTCGGGGGTTGTTGCGGCGTGTGATGTGGCGCGGGCCGGATTGTAGCCTGCGACGAATCGATTCCCTAGGGCGAGCGCTGCCCCCAGCGGAGTACCAAAAAATTGTGATGGATCAGGTTCAACAACAATTGGTTCTAAGTTATTTCTTACTGACACCCCTAAAACTTTCGCTCCGTTATAAGAGTTTTGATATGGTAAATAAACTTTAACAATGTCACCGACGCCTACGGGTCCAAATTCGGCCGCGGGGTGTTCGGAAATTGCTCTACCTTTACTTGAAATAATTTTTGCTCTAGTATTTGGATCACTAACAGAATCAGAATCCGGTATAAAAGAGTCTAGCTCCATCTGCAAGAAAAAAAGAAAATATTCCGGTATTATTCGTGTTGACTCTTCGCCGGGAATTTCTGGCATTGTCGTGTTTGAATTAGCGTGCAGCTCCGGGTAAAGATTGGCTGCAGGTATACCGGGTTGTACAGCTAAGACTTCTGCCTCGAAGATGTTCCCCTGTCTTTCTAAGGAGTCCCGGGTATATCGAGTTGCGATAGTCGCCAAAGTGTCTCTTACCGCCGAATTACCTCTACCCTGGCGTGGGTCGATGAACCGAGTACGGATCTCCGATGACCGAAAGTCGTTCAAAGATCCGAAAAAGGTTGATGGTCTTTTAGGCAACGGCATTAATTATCTCCTATAAACTAAATAGTTTCTACCTAAATTTCACCGTTGTCCCACTCATTTCTTACAACACGATACTTTTTGCGTATCTTTGTGAGAGAATTTGTTATTTGCTTGGTATTTAATCCAGTTATTTCACGCAGATAAACATAAATCGCTTTTTTATTGAATATTTCTATATCATCGGATGTCTCAAACAATACTTTTATTGCTTTTAAAACTTTTTGATCATTTTCTTTCTCGGAAGAAGCCTGCCACCATTCTATTTCTTCAAATAGAAAACTAAAGAACTGTTTTTTCTCTACCTCTTCCAAATAAGTGTTCTCATAAACTAGCTGTGTTTCTATTATAGAAGAGGATAGGCCGTCATAATCTACTTCTTTTTTGAGTTTCTTTTTGTTCTTCTTGGTCTCGGCAATAAACCAGTTTTTCGTGATGACCGAAAAATAAGTGAATGCTTTGTGTCCTTTATCGGGATCGAACTTGTTCAGGATCGTAACAAGAAATACTTTGCAGTCTTCTTTTAGAACTTCTGAATTGGGAAGATTATTGAACTTATAGGTGTATACAATCTTATTAACCATTTCATTGAAAGCGGGTTGAATAAGGGAAGCGTAAAGTTCCTGTCGTGTATCGCGGTTATCAGTTCTGCAGTATTTAAGGATTGCGTCCTCGTGTACCTGCGAAAAATAAATGTTTTTTCTCTTCGGGTACTTGCTGCGCCGCCTCCTCCGCTTCTTCTTCGGTGTCGTAGTCGTCAAGTTCATCTTCTCCTTCCTCTTCCTGTTCTTCCATTTCTTCGAGAACAGAAAATAATGTTGTAAAATTGGAAACCCGATCAGAAACTTCTCTTGAGTGCATCAATAAAGCTTTGAGGGTCTCATCCCCATA